CACTGCGGAGCGTGTGACTCATGTGATGCGCAAGACAAAGAATGATGTGCGCAAGCTTCAGGTTGCCGGATTCTACCGCGATGTAGAGTTGGGTGAGCCAGTTATGATCCACAACGATGTGGAAAAGAAAAAGGCTGAAGAGCAAGGTTACTCAGTTACCGATGACGACCGTTACCAGTTCCTTGAGATTCAAGTGGACTATGACATGCCCGGCTATGAAGATGAAGACGGCGTGGCCTTACCCTACATCGTTACCATCGACCGAGGAACGAACAGTGTTTTGTCCGTGTACAGAAACTGGAACGAGGACGACCCTAAGAAATTAAAGCGCCAGCACTTTGTTCAGTACGACTATGTGCCGGGCTTTGGTGCTTACGGTTTTGGCTACATTCACCTGATTGGCGGTTACGCTCGCGCAGGCACCTCCCTCATCCGACAGTTGGTTGATGCGGGTACTTTATCAAACTTACCCGGCGGCTTGAAGTCTCGCGGGTTACGTATCAAGGGTGACGACACTCCTATCTCGCCCGGCGAGTGGCGCGATGTTGACGTTCCGTCTGGATCTGTGCGTGACAACATCATGCCGTTGCCGTACAAAGAGCCGAGCCAAGTGCTGGCTGCTTTGTTGGACCGTATCACAGAAGAGGGGCGCCGACTTGGCTCTATTGCTGACATGAACATCAGCGACATGGGCGCCAATGCTCCCGTGGGAACCACACTAGCTTTGCTTGAGCGTCAGCTAAAGACGATGAGTGCCGTACAGGCACGCGTGCATTACTCGATGAAGCAAGAGTTCAAGCTCTTAAAGGACATCATCCGAGACAATACCCCTAGCGAATACGACTACGAGCCGCAAGGTGGTGATCGCATGGCCAAGCGGGAGGACTATGACATTGTGGAAGTGATTCCAGTGTCAGACCCCAACAGCACGACCATGGCTCAGCGAATCATGCAATATCAGGCTGTGATTCAGTTGTCTCAAAGCGCTCCTCAGATTTATGACTTGCCGCAGTTGCACCGCCAGATGATTGAGGTACTGGGTGTACGCAACGCAGACAAACTGGTTCCAATTGATGATGACATGAAGCCTCGCGATCCGGTGTCAGAGAACATGGCATTCTTGAACGGCAATCCAACAAAGGCGTTTATCTACCAAGATCACGATGCCCACATTGCTGTTCATACTTCTTTGATGCAAGACCCATTGATGGCGGCTCAAATTGGGCAGAACCCACAGGGTCAAAAGATGATGGCGGAGATTCAGGCGCACATTGCAGAGCACTTGGCATTTGCGTACCGCAAAAAAGTGGAAGAGCAGTTGGGTGTTCCAATGCCCAAGCCGGACGAAGACCTGCCAGAAGACGTGGAAGTCCAGCTTTCACGCTTGGTTGCCCAGGCGTCTCAGCAAGTGCTGGCTCAAAGCAAGGGACAGGTTGCTCAGCAACAGGCTCAACAACAAGCGCAGGATCCGATGGTCCAGATGCAACAAGCTGAGTTGCAGATTAAGCAGCAAGAGCTAGAGATTAAGAAGATTAAGGCGCAAGGCGATCTGCAAATTCGAGCGGAGGAGCTTGGTCTTAAAGCTCAAGAGGCGGCTCAAAAGGCAGGACAAGACCCAATGATGGCGGCTCAAAGAATGCAGATGGAAATCTCTCAGATGCAAGAAACACACGCCATGGAGATGGCGATGAAGCAACAGGCTTTACAGCAAGCGCAAGCTCAGGCGCAACAGCAGCAAGCCCAAACTCAGCAAAAAATGGCGCACGGCGGGCAGGTTCACGCGCAAAAACTGAACCACTCGGAACGTGCTTTTCAAAAACCAAACCCGACTGCTAAATCGTCGGAGAGTTAAGAGGAATAATGGAAGATCAAATATTAGAGATCCTTAATAAAAAAATTGAGGAGCAAGTCAAAAGTCATTCAGAAGCTTTGGTAGGCGGCAAATCTGCGGATTTTGCCTCTTACAAAGAGTTGTGCGGAGTCATCCGAGGTCTCCAGACCGCACAGCGTGAAATTGGCGACCTCGTGCGTAGATTGAAAGACGAAAATGACGACTAACTTTGATGCTCAGGCAGTTGATCTGTCAGGCTTACTCAACAAATCTGTTGAAGATAAGGCGAAACAGATACCAGATCCTGTTACTTACCACCTTCTGTGCATGCTTCCAGAAGCCAAAGAGGAATACGAGGGCGGCTTAATTAAGGCCAACCAGACAATGCAGTATGAAGAGCTATTGTCATCCGTACTTTTCGTGGCAAAAATGGGGCCAGATGCTTTTAAAGACGAGAAACGCTTCCCTAGTGGACCTAGCTGCAAGGTCGGTGACTTTATTGTTGTGCGCCCCAACACGGGCACACGCATGAAAATTCACGGCACCGAGTGGCGCTTGCTGAATGACGACTCTGTTGAGGCTGTTGTTCAGGACCCGCGTGGTATTCAACGAGTTTAAGGAGGCACTATGAGCGAAGCAGAAAAAACTGAATTTGAATTCCCTGATGAGGCGGAAGAAAAAAGTTCTCGCGCTGGTTCAAAGGTGGTGACGCCTGACCCAGATGAGCCTGAAATCGAGGTTGTTGACGATACTCCAGAGGATGATCGTAATCGCAAGCCAATGGATGAGCCTCCGAAGGAGATGTCCGACGATGAGCTATCTAAATACGACGAGGGCGTGCGTAAGCGCATTCAACACTTCACAAAGGGCTACCATGAAGAGCGTCGCGCCAAAGAAACGGCGTTACGCGAGCGTGAAGAGGCTGTTCGATTGGCACAACAGATTGTCGAAGAGAATAAAAAACTCAAAGGCTCTCTGCATCAAGGTCAAAACGCTTTGCTTGCACAGGCTAAAAAAGTCGTTGCAAACGAGCTAGAGCAGGCGAAGCGCCGTTTTAAGGAAGCATACGAAAGTGGAGACTCAGACGCACTAACGGCAGCTCAAGAAGAGATGACGATGGTGAAGATGAAGGCTGAAAAGGTAAACAATTTCAAGCCATCTCCTTTACAATCAGAGAAAACTGAGGTAAAAACACCTGAACCAGCTCCGGTGCAGCCAAGGCTTGATGCAAGAACTCAAGAATGGACTGAGAAAAACACTTGGTTTGGCAATGACGACGAGATGACCAGCTTTGCTCTTGGATTCCACAACAAGCTGGCCAAATCTGGAATTACGCCGTCATCGCAGGAATATTACGAGCGGATTGATGCTCGTATGAAACAGGTCTTCCCAGATGCGTTCGAGTCTGAGATGACCAACGGTTCGGTGGATGCGAATCCTTCACCGAAAAAATCGAATGTTGTTGCACCGGCAACGCGCAGCACAGCGCCTAAAAAGATCGTGCTGACAAAAACGCAGGTGGAACTCGCTAAGCGGTTAGGACTGACAAATGAACAGTATGCCCGCGCAGTTGCGGCAGAAATGAGGAAATGAAAATGGCTACGAAAGAACTTGACCCCCGTGAGCCGCGTGCTCTGCAAAACCGAGCCTCTTTTGAGCGCCCGAAAAAGTGGACGCCGCCCCAGCTTTTGCCCGATCCCAATCCGGAAGAGGGTTACGCTTACCGCTGGATTCGCATTAGCACTCTTGGCAAGGACGATCCAACCAACGTTTCCGGAAAACTAAGCGAGGGATGGGAACCCGTAAAGGCATCAAGCCACCCAGAGATTCAATTGTTCAGCTCAGGCTCAGGCCGATTCCCGGACAGTATTGAAGTTGGCGGTTTGTTACTTTGCAAAACACCTGTGGAGTTTACTGAGCAGCGGAATGCGTATTACGCCCAACAGGCGGAGTCGCAGATGCAATCAGTGGATAACACGTACATGCGCGAAAGTGACGCTCGTATGCCTCTCTTTAAAGAGCGGAGTACGAAAGTAACTTTTGGTAAAGGTATTTAACTTTTTTTGGAGTTTACAATGGCTTATCCTACAGTCAGCGCTCCGTACGGCCTAAAAGCTATCAACCGTGTTGATGGTATGCCCTACGCTGGAACAATCCGCCAGATCCCTATGGCTTCTGGTTACACCGCAACTTTCTTTGGCGACACCGTCCAGATTGTTGATGGTTATCTCAACAAAGACGCAGGCACTACGGCCGCCACTCCCTGTGGCGTGTTCGTTGGTTGCCAGTACGTCAACTCTTTGGGTCAAACTGTTCAGGCGCAATATGCTCCTGCTGGTCAGACCGACTGCGTTGGCTATGTTGTAGATGATCCAATGGCCGCTTTCCAAGTGGCAGTCGTGTCAGGCACTACCGTTATTGCTGCTGTTAGCCGCAGTGTGGTTGGCTCTAACATGGCTTTGGTTCAGAATGCAGGCAACGTGCCCACTGGTGACTCCGGTGTTGCAGTTTTGTCTTCTAGTTCTGCCACAACTAACACATTGCCAATCCGCGTGATTGACGTTGTGCCTGCAACAGCTACCGGTGCCGACGCTTACGTCGAGTTGATCGTCAAGATCAACACTCACCAGTACAACAACACCACTGGTGTTTAAGGAGTAAATAATGGCTATTTCACGCGCACAACTGCTCAAGGAATTGCTGCCGGGCCTGAACGCTTTGTTCGGTTTAGAGTACGCTAAATACGGCGAAGAGCACAAAGAGATTTACGAAACTGAATCTTCAGAGCGTTCCTTCGAAGAGGAAACCAAGTTGTCTGGCTTCTCTGCTGCACCCGTCAAGAACGAAGGCTCTGCCATCGCTTATGACAATGCTCAGGAAGCATATACAGCTCGCTACACTCACGAGACCATTGCAATGGGCTTCTCCATCACGGAAGAGGCAGTGGAAGACAACTTGTATGACTCGTTGTCTAGCCGCTATACCAAAGCTTTAGCTCGCGGTATGGCTTACACCAAGCAAGTCAAGGCTGCTGCGGTTTTGAACAACGGTTTTGCTGGCACCACTTACGGTGACGGTACGACTCTGTTCTCTACGGCTCACCCCTTAGTCTCTGGTGGCGTTAACAGCAACCGTCCTTCTACTGGCGCCGACTTGAATGAAACATCGTTGGAAAACGCTGTGATTCAAATCGCCGGTTGGACTGATGAGCGTGGTTTGTTGATCGCCGCTAAGCCTAAGAAATTGGTTGTGCCTCCAGCACTGATGTTCGTGGCTACCCGCCTGCTCGAAACTGAGCTGCGTGTTGGTACTACTGACAACGACATCAACGCCATCAAGAACAACGGTTCTATCCCCGGTGGTTACACCGTGAACCACTTCTTGACTGACACAAACGCATGGTTCTTGATGACTGACGTGCCTAACGGTTTGAAGCACTTCGTTCGTACTCCGCTGCAAAACAGCATGGACGGCGACTTCGATACCGGCAACGTCCGCTACAAAGCCCGCGAGCGTTACAGCTTCGGCGTGTCTGACCCCTTGGGCGCCTACGGTTCTCCCGGTGCTTAATTAGAGTTTTACTCTAGTTGATTAGGGGGCTTCGGCCCCCTTTTCTTTTGTTGCATATTTTTTTCTTTTGGTGTATATTCAAACCATTCCGGGGTTATCCGGTGTATCTGACAGTCCCGGCTGACGACATGCAGACAGATACACGCCACTTGCATGTGAGGCAATAGTATGGCAAATAGTACATTTAGCGGACCGGTTCGATCTGAGAACGGGTTCTTGGAAAAAGACGAGGCCGGTAACTGGGTCCCCGTTTCTGGTGGCGGTGGCGGTGGCGGTGGCGGTGAGCCATTGGCTGTTTTATTAAAGATCCAAACATTTAGATTTGACGCCGTACCCGCGCTCCCAATAATTGGTAGTTATTACGAATACGATGGCACGGAATCGTCAACCGTTACGGTAAAACCGAGTGGCGTTGTGCCGGGCACGTATTCAAACCCAGTAGTTAGTATTCAATATGAAACGGGGTTTATTACCGCCGCAGCCGAGGGCGTCGCGCCTAGCCCGGGACCATCGACAGCGCCTGTAGTCGGCTACGCATCTGTTTCTACTGTTCTAAATGGCTCTAACGGCACTGTAGTTCTTGACCCGGACGGCTTGCCATCTGGCGCGATGGTAACGGGCATATACGTCAGACTAGGTAGCGGAGTTAATCCATCCGGTAACGATATAGAGTTTAATTTCTCTACAGACTCCAATACCATTGTTGACACTTACAACACCTACTATCCCAACACGCAAGCATCCCTTCTTGCGGACCCAAATGTGTGGGGTGGTTCTTTTCTACCCCTAGCGTCTGGTTCCAGCAGCACAAACCTTCGTGTTTTTTGGTACCCGCTCGACCCCTTTACCAACGTCCCATGCCAGTTTACAGTGCAATACGTTGTATTCCCATAAGGAAAAATCATGAGTAACTCAACATTTAGCGGTCCAGTCCGATCTGAAAACGGTTTTTTACAGCAAGATCCCGAAACTGGTGAGTGGGTTCCCATCTCTGGCGGCGGCGGTGGTGGTGGTACTGAGCACTTGACAGGCGGTACTGGTGCAGTCGTACAGACGACTGACGATACCTATGCCAGCATACCGTACTGGAATGGCGTTGACGGGCCCGGTGGCGCAAACCCACAAGGTAGGTTTTACCTAGAATATGTGGCCGGGTATGGAAATAATGTATCGTATCAACGAATGACCATTAACGAAGCCGGTCAAGTTACTGCAAATATCTCGCCCGGTGGCGCAGGTGCAAATGGACTTGTGTACACAACAGTTTTGACGACGCCAAGCGGTTCAAGCGATAGAGCTGTTATAACGCTCCCTGATGATGGCTTTTTGACTCCCTATAGTAGCTTAGCTGCCCTTTATGTGTACACCCCATCGGCACCAACTCAAACTATTAATGTCTATAAAAACGTCTCCACTGCCGTTTCATCAGGCACTTTGGTAGCAGGCTATATGCAGAATGCCATCCAGTGGGACGGCACGGCATCGAGTTTTCTTTGGAGTCTGGACAACAACTACTGGGATCCCGGTGATACGCTAGAAATT